AAATGATACAAAATTACCATCAGTTATGGTTTACGTATCACATTATACCACGTTCTTATTACGCTCACAATAGAAATCTCTTTTACCAAGAATCTATATGGCTCAAATATTTTCTATAAAATATTCAAGACACATACACCTGTATATATTCCAGATAGCCACATAAATACCTATGAGGCACAGATCTGGAATAACACACGAAAAGAAAACATGTTCAATTCATTATTGTGGTGCTATTACTTTTTTACTATCTTGCTTCGCTTCTTTTTCAAAAGTTTCTACTGCTTCTTTTCTTAGAAACTCCTCTTTGTTTTGCATCTCCTCTACTTTGGCAGCGGCAGCGGCTTCACCTTTGACCGACTGAGGGTTTTTCAATGCTTTTGCCTCTTCTTTTGCTACACTGTCATGAAAACCAACCTTCTCTTTCTTTACTTTTTCTATACGTACATTATGAATGATGCTTTTAAAATCATTTTTGAGCTTTTCATAGAGTTTGACCACCATATTTTTACCTTTGATCTCTTTCTCTATCTTGTCAATACCCTCATTCAACAATTTGTATGCGGCATCATGTTTTTTGGTATATCCAAGCAGTTCTGCACGCTTAAGCTCCTCTTTCGCCAGATCAAGCAGTTTTTTTGCCTCCTCTTTTTTACTCTTGTCAAGCTTAGAAGCTGACAGCACAAGATCTTCTGCTGTCAGCAGAGGTGTAGGTATCACAATTTGACTCTCTACCAAAGTGCCAAAGGCAATAGAGAGTGCAGATAGCGCTGCTTTTTTATCTCCTTTGTTCAATGACTTTAATGCAATCTTTACAGAATCCGTATAGAGTTTCATAGGTATCGCTACTATATTGATATCCAACTCATCTTTCAAAGCACTCAACACCGTGATAGCTGTTTGTGTATCATGTGCTTTGATCAACTGTGTACTGAGTTTGAGCGTATCCTCTATCACTGCTGAAGACCCGGTAAAACTATAGGCAGCCACACTCTCTTCCAACGGTAGAAGATCCAGTTCAGGGTTTACCTTCATTACTTTTTCAAAATCATTACTGGCCTTTTGAAGCAGCGTTTTAGCTTCATCAATTTTGTCTGTTTCTATCAGTTTTACAGAGTTAAATGTTGCCTGAAACCCTTCAACTACCTCTTTGGGCACCTTCATTTGTTCTGTGCTATGTTGTTTGATCTGATTTTGCATCAATGTTTTTGTAGGTGTTTTAGCCTCTATAGTCATCGTACCCAATAAGAGGCCACAAGTCAGTGCTGAAAGTAATAATCTTTTTTTCATCGTCAATCCTTTAATGTTGATTTATAAAACAAGTATAGATGAAAAAAACTAACTGCATCTGTTATATAAAACCGCTTTAAATATGTCCGATGATGTTGCGTTAAATATGTCCTATGTTGTTTTTTGATTTTGTGTTATCGGTTTTTTGGGGGGTTGTTTTTGTTGTTTTGGTGTTGAAATGAGACCAACCAACCAACAACCAATTAACCAACCAACTAAATAAAAATACCATTTAATGGTTATGATTGGAGTATTTGAAACATTGTTGTTTTAGACCAACCAACTAAATGGATTTGCTAGAGAGGTTGAGATAAGTTGTGTTAAATAGCCTTTTAACTAGTGTTTAATCTGTCTTAATGGCTCTGATCTGTAGCTTTGTGTTGATGATAAATAGATAGATGTGGTATCGTGCTGCCAATCGTTTGATGCGTGAAATGTATCGGTTGTCAGCTCTGGTCTCCTGTATGAGGACGATACCTGGTCGTTTGCCTGTGATCATGGCATAATAGAGGGCTTGACCTACTGCCTCGAATGCCTTGTGTCCAAAGTCCACCTCAAAGGAGTATGTGGATGTCTGGCAGTCCACCCTGGTATGGTCTGGTAGCCTGTACTCCATCTGACCGTGTACCTTGTCACAGAAGATACGCTGATAGTATTTCTCTGGGTTTAGGTGCTTAGCATTTACTTGTATTGCTATGATCATGACACAGAGGATAGATAGCCCTTTTATATGCATTAGTTTATGTGCTTCACAAGGTTGTCAAATTGTTTCCCTCTGATCGTATATACTGCGTCCTTCAACCTCATATACTGCTTTATGTCTGAATTATAGAGGTCTAAAGATATGGCTATTCGTGCTATATGTTTCTTTTTGTTTAGCTCAAGAATGTTAAAAAAGATCACAGAATAAGCCCCTCTTGTGAGATAGTAGTATGACTTCCCATTCTTACTTCCCCTTGCATCTATCGTTTCGTTTGGGTTTGTCCTGTCTTTTGATATCGTATTGTACTCTACAATCTGGTCTCGTTGTACTGTGATGGTAAAGTATTCGCTATCTGATTTTCCGATGTCGATACTGACTGCCTGCTTGCCCTTCATGGTGAACGGATAATCTGACACACTCATGAGCTGATAGTCCGTCGCTGATACAGAGATCGTCATGGCAATCAGTATGCTTATTGATATGATTATCTTTCGCATGGCTCATCACACATAGATTCACATGGTATGCCGTCATGGTCTCTGTCCAGGCTCTTGTGACCCTGCTTTAGTGCCTTGCATGCCTGTTCACATGTTTGCATCTGTTTACAAGTTACACGGGCATGACTGAGGTTGAACACACCAGACATCAAGAGAATTGTTATTAGAGATTGCTTCATTTTTCCTCCTTTATAAATGATACAGAATAGCTAAAATCCCCTTGTTTGTTTAGGGTCACCAATACGCCACTTTGTCTTAGCTCTTTGTACGATACCCTCTCCTTGTATGTTGCTTTCACCTCATCCATTAGGGAGAAAAATAGATACAATGGTTTATCGTTTAGTTTTTTACAAGATTTTTGAGATAGTGAAGCGATAAATGGGACTATCTGGTTGGCTATTCTTGCACTGGGTATCATTTTATCAAGCTTGCCGGTATAGTCTAGTGTTACTATATCTACTTTTCTTGAGCCGCCATCAAATGATATGGTAAATTTCGCATAGTCATCCAGTTTTAGTACGCAGCTATTTGTTTTGCAATTAATTAGGCTTATTTCGTGGCTTAGTCCACAGCTATTGAACTCTTTGATAATATTGTTGGCAAAGGTGTCGGCGGTGATATTGAACAGCTCTGCTTTAATCAGACTTGTGGTTATGAAAAATATTGTTACAATTAATGACAGCTTTTTCACTCTCTCTCCTTTAGTGTGGCTTGACAGACCCTCTGACAATCGCTGTGATCGTGAGGTGTTTGAGGTTGGATCCTTCTATGATGATAGGATCGTATGCGTTGTTGCAGCTCTTGAGGATGATGCGTTCCTGGAATGGGATCTTCTCTATCCTTTTGATGAATATCTCTCCTGAAATATTGGCGATAATGACATTGCCTGTTTTGACTGCTTCTATCCCTGGTACACGCTCTGCGATGACATACTCTCCATTGCGAAAGTCTGGCTCCATCGAATCACCATGAATACGAATGATCTCTATCTGTGACGGATCTATGATCTGGAGCGTGGTGAGCATAAAGTGCTCCAGTGTCATGATCTCCGCTCCTTCATCATCGTTGTTGGCACCATATCCTGCTGATGCGTAGATCTCAGGATAGTATTTGATCTGTGTAGGCTTTTTGTCTTGTTTAAAATAGCTTATAGGTGCTTCTTCGACAGTATTTCCATGTTCTTCTTTTCCCAACAGTACCCAATCTAGTGATAAGTTCGCATTTTGCGAAATTCTCTCTAATAGCTCATAGGGTATAGAATCCCTCTTTTTCCATGTGCTAAGCGTATTCTTTTTGATATTGTATATACTGCAAAACTCACTATCAGAGGCTATGCCTAGCTTTCTATAGAGTCTGTCTAATATACTCTTCACCCTGTTCATTAAATATCCTTTTTTTACCAAAGTTCGCAAAATGTCTTGACATGGTTCGCATTTTGTACTATAATTACAAAAGATTTACTTAGGGTAATAATACATAAAGTATTTATAAAAGTAAATAAAATCAACTCAAGGAGGTGTCATTTGGCTACTAAACTAACACATAAAATCAAAGAAGATTACGGCACACTGCGTAGATTTTGCAAGATACATGGTATCAATGCACGAACCTTTAATGTGGTTGTAGGAGGTTTTGGTACTTCTGCTCCGATTGTCTCTCTCCTCATGGAGAAAGGGTATATCAAAGATCCATCAGAGCTAAAAAGAAAGAGTGCCTAACCATGACAACAAAGCAGCTTGCACAATCTGTTGAATGTTCTTCTCAATATATCCAAAACTTAACAAAAAAAGCACTCCAGTCTGACCAATCCTGTATCACTGTCAAGGGGCAGAGCTTTGGTTTTTCGCAGGTACCTGGTATCGGTGGGCGTGGATTGGTGTATGCTTACCGTCCGCTCACACTCAAAAAGCCTAGACGCTCTACGACTTCCAGTGCGATCACTTGGGAGAGATTGGAGGAGTTGGATGGGTTTGATCTGCATGCGTCCAAGCACTCTGTGGAGGAGAAGCTTTTGCTAGTGCGTTTCATCAAGCAGTATAACTATACGATGAAAACTATTATCAAGAGTTTGGATCCGCTCACTACCTCCAAGCAGATCGAGGCACTGAGTCGCAAATTCAATCGCTGGAAGAAGTCTTTTGAAGAGGGTGGCAAAGCTGCTCTGGAGGATAAAAGAGGCAAAAAAAAGAGCCTGTTCAAAAAGATAGATGAAGCACTGCTACGCAAAGCGATCGTCGGGGCGGGTGCTAGAGGTATCAGAGAGAACTACTACGGTATCTGGGATCTCTACTGTTATCTCTGGCAGCAGGCACACAGTGAGGGGTTTGATCCAGATCGCAGCAAAGTGATCTCCTATACCGCCATCAGCAGAGGGATCCGAAAACTACTCCAGAGTGATGCCCTGCTCTATGATTACTGGACAAAAGGGCACGATGGACTGCTCCAGAGCTATCCTGTAGGTATCAAAGATATCACCTACACCAATCAAGAGTGGCAAGTGGATGCCACAAGATTTGACTTCATGGTCAAGCTAGTACAGGAGGATGGATCGGTCAAGATCGCCAGACACAACCTCACTGCGGTCATCGATGTCCATACGGGCAATGCCGTAGCCACACTCCACCAATCCATAGACTCCTATGCCCAGGTCAGAGTGCTCTATAAAGCCTTTGGTCGTATGGGACTGCCTGAACAGATCTATATGGACAACGGTATGGACTATGCCTCTACCCACTACCAGAGTGTACTGGACGATATGGGCATCATCGATATCAGTGCAGAGGTAGGACAAGGCAGACAAAAAGGCAAAATAGAGCGGTTCTTTGGCTCTCTCCAGACAGAGCTTGCCAAATTGCCAGGCTATATCGGCAATGATGTCTCCAAGCGTACCCACATAGAGAACCAGACCGCCTCCAAGATCGATATCCGCACCTCCAAAGCCACACGCATCAACCCAGATCGTCTATTGTCCTTCGGCGAGATGGAGCAGATCATCGAAAGTATCCTGGCACAGCGTTGTGCAGACTATCAGGCACAGGCTGGACACCTGCTTGAGAGTGATCAGATGGAGGATATCAGACGCAAACTCGGCAAGAGAGCCACCAGACCACTGCACCAGGATGGCATCAAGTTCAACGGCTATACCTATATCTCTGCTGATCTCTGGATCAATGGTCTTGGCAAAGGAGATCAGGTCGAAGTCTATGAGGATATCGATGATATCAATCGTGTCTATGTCTATCATGAGGGTCTGTTCGTCTGTGAAGCACTCAATAGAGATCTGGGCGTTGCTGCCATGAGCCTCGAAGAGCACAAAGCAGCCAAGAGAGCCAACCACCGCAACAGAGTCGCACCAATGCGTGCAGAGGTGAGAGAGGGAGCACGGGCATACGAAGCCTATCAGGATGCCGTGGTCTCTGATCTGCTTGGTTACAAGCCTACCTATGCAGCACAACCCAAGGCAAAGAAAGTGACTAAAACACTAGATCCTGCACAGGATGCTATGGCTGATATCATGAAAGCAGCGGGGTACTAGAGATGGACTGTCCAAGATGTGGTCACGATAAAACAAGGGTCTACAAGACACAAAAAGGGATCAATAATTTTCGCTACCGATCGTGTGTGGCGTGTGGCCATCTGTTTCAAACCAAAGAGTCTGTCTATGTCGATACCCTCAATCTGGAGTATGTGACCTATATGCAAGATATTGGAGAAATCGACAAAGAGGAGACAAAAAGCGATCCCTGGGAGGAGTAGCGAGGGTTTAAAGCACTGTTCAACTAGCCCTGAACGGTGCTTTAAGTCTTTGGACTTAGTGTTCTATAACGATTGGAGTGTTGATTTTCTGCTGGAGCGTAGCGCAGTGGAGAGGATACCCCGTACTATTGTTAAGTTTGAGCCCATAGTTGGGGGCTCGTGTCGCAGAGCTGCTTCCATAGCTACCCTTCCAAACCTAGACCAGTAATGTTGATTTTCAGTTTTCTCCTCCTAAAGAAAATGAGTACACCTGATACGAGCCCCTAACTATGGGTTTACCCATAAACGACTTAAGTCGTAAAATCAACAGAAAGGTTTTGTATGAAACAACAGGAAAAATTCAAGAATTTCTTGGAAAAAGAGGGGTTGAGACAGGCGCATGTAGCGAGATCTCTGGGAGTCAGCAGCTCTCAGATCTCTCAATGGCTCTCTGGCAAATATGCCGGAGATACCAAAACGCTAGAAGTCAACTTGAAAAACTTCATGGAGAATTATAGCACAAAACAGGCTAACAGTTCCCATAACACTCTGGAGACGATGGATCTGAGTAACTATACTGCTGCGATGTTCGTCGCAGATGAAGCCATCGTTAACCAAGAGATGGCCGTACTCTATGGGATGCCAGGTACTGGCAAAAGTGTGGTGGCTAGAGCATTTGCCGCCTCACACCCGGAGACGATCTTTATCGAAGTGGTACCTGGTATCCGTGTGGACAGCCTACTCAAACTCATCGCTGCCAAACTCGGTATCAGCGGTGTACGAGGTGGTGATGAGCTCATCTGGGCAATCGCTAGAGAGTTTGAGCGGCGTGAGGGTGTGCTGCTGATCGATGAGGCAGAGCATCTGACCACCAAGGGTCTCGAAGTGCTGCGTCGTATCCATGACTTCTCAGCAGTACCGGTGATACTGGTCGGTACCTATGGATTGATCAAAAATCTCAAAGGGAACTCAGGCGAACTACTCCAACTCTATAGTCGGATACAAGGACGGTGGGAGTTCAAAGAGCCCAGCTCAGAGGATTTTGCACTGCTCTTTGGTACCCATGCCTCTACGATAGGACGCTATACCAAACACCTACGCCGTGCGGTCAATCTCTATGCCAAAGCGACCCGTTTCGCCCGCATGAAAGGCGAAGCACTCAGTGCCGGTCATATCGATGCAGCCAGTACGATGCTGTTTTTGGATTGATCATGGCTGGATGGAAGAGCAGAGTCCGCAGGGTCGGGCTCTATATGTGTCAAACAGTAGATGGTCAGATCGTCCTGCATAGGAGCTCTAGTGGTTATTACTGTATGCAGACCATGGAGTACAGAGGTACGCTTAGAGAATGTGATCACTATTTAAAGGTGAGATATGGAGTCTGAGGATGAATCGTACATCGAACAGATACACAAAGGGGTTTAAATGGAGGAATTGTTTTTTTGGATGGTGATGATAGGCATCTACGGGATGCTCGTATTAATGATAGATTAAAGGAGAAACAGATGGAAACGATAAGTATTAAAGAGGCGGCACGCAGACTGGATGTGCCGCAAAAGGATATCACACTACTGATAGAGACCAAAGAGCTGACGGAGGCAGAGGGGGGGGGGTAACACTGGAGTCTGTGTACGCCTACTCTGGACTGGAGCCTAACCCAAATAAGCGTAAAAAGAGCTACTCCAAGCAGTGGGTTGCTGATCAGCTGGGTGTAAGCCTACAAACAGTCTACAGCATGATCAAAAAAGGCAAACTGGAGACAGAGGGTAAACGGGTCACACAGAGCAGCTATGAAAACTATGTGAGAGTACAGGAGACACGCCCTCCTAAAAAGAAACAATCAGCAAGATCTGCAAAGGAGTCCAAAGATGCTGCACCAAAGGAGCAAGGCAAAGAGTCTATCCCGCAGAAGCCAACAGAGACGACGGCGGTACCTGATGCCGAGGCTGTGGTGCGAGAGCTTCTTGAGATGGAACAAAGCGATCAGGAGAGCGTCAGCACGGATAAAAAATCAGAGGTAGATCTGGCAATGATCAAAATGGCCGTCAAGTATGGCTATATGAAAGGACGCTTGGATCTCTATGAGAGTCTGAGTGAGTTCAAAAGGAGAACAGCATGAGATTACGGATAGACAGAGTGATGATCGCACAGGTGATCAGTGATGGTGTGGTGAGTATGAGAGAGCTGGAGCTGTGGATCGTGCAGCGGTGGGGTGCATGATGACATATCGTGAAAAAGTACGCTCACAAGTGATGCAGTTGAGTGAAGGAGAGGCGGAGATACTCAGTGGCCATTTGAATCACTACTATGCTGTCCTGCCAGATGAGGAGATCCTCTATGACAATGAGGGGCTTCCTAGCGGATGGTGGGTGGGGATCGGTGTACTGATCGCTGCTACTGTGGTAGTGACTGGGCTTGTCTGCTCTGCTTTTTGTGGAGGTGTATGATGCTGCGACAGGATATCTACTATATGGATGACAACCAGATCTGTGTCTCCAGAGTCATCGGCACCAGAGTACAGACGCTGACCGAGCCTCCTGGTGAGGTGGTGAGGCTGGAGCTGGAGAGTGGCAAGCAGCTCGATGAGACAGAAGCCTGTCTGAGTCTGGATGATCTGTTCAAACAGCTCAATGCACAGTTTCGTGCATCACAGGAGAATTGCTAGGGTCTGCTGCGGCAGATCCTGTGGAGTTCTCTCCATCAAAAGGGGTCTGACCTCAATGATAATGCCTTGGCGTTATCGTTGCGGGTCTGACTCCCCACCATAACACAAAGGAAACAGTATGGCAAGAAGCAAACCAAAAGTGGAGATCACCAAGATCACCTCACTCTCTCAGGCAGACCAGGTGCTGCACCAGATCGCTGATCTGCGTGCAACAATCAGACAGGCAGAGGCAGAGGCAGATATCGCTGTCAATGCGGTCAAAGACAAACTCAAAGCCACCTGCACCCCTATGATCGATGAGATCAATGCCCTAGAGAAATCCCTCTCTGTCTATAGCGAATACAACAAAGAGGAGCTTTTCAAGGACAAAAAGACCATCGAACTGACATTTGGACTCTTTGGGTTCCGACAATCTACCTCTATCTCTGCCAAAAAAGAGACAGTCGACCTGCTCAAAGAGCATGGCTTTACCGAAGCGATCCGAACAAAAGCGACGGTCAACAAGGATGTCATGAAAGAGTGGAGCGATGAGCGTCTGGCTCTGGTACATGCACGACGCACTTCCAAAGATCAGTTCTGGGTAGAGACCAAAGAGAATGATGTGGATGTTGGGCAATGAAATGAGCCTTTTATGGTGGGTTAAACTTTTGTTTAACCTACTGTAAAGCGTTTTTAAAAGGAGAAAAAATGAACAAAACCGACAAAGCCGCTGTGCGTCTGAGGGAGATGCATGCATTCAGCCCTCAGTATGAGACCTTTGCGTCTCTGTTTTGGGAGCAGCTGGACAGGACACAGACAGATCTGGCGATCGATCTGCTGCTGCGTGTACTCTATGAGATGCTCAGCAGTGATGGAGAGCGGTTCAATCAGCTGCTCTTGGGTACTGATCCTCAGACTGCTGACAAGCTACGCCACTGGCTGGATACACAAACCAAACGATAGGGGTCTGACTCCCCACCATAAAGGAGAACAAATGACAGCCAAACAAAAAGCCTATCGTCGTGGGCTGTTGCGGCAGGTACACACTGCACCGCTCTACAAACAGACCTTTGCAGAGGATCGTGAATTATGGGAGACATTTTTGACCAGCCACTACCGTGTGAGTAGCTCAGCGGATCTGAGTATCGAGGATCTCATCAAGCTGCTGGCATTCCTGCAAGGTCGCACACCAGAGCCAGCTGTCACCACAGCCTCTGAGGCACAGACAGGATATATCCTCACCCAGTGGCAGGAGCGCAGTACCTACAAGGATCTCTTCTCTCTGCTGCGTTTTGCCAAGCGTATCTTGCGTAGAGAGGTCGATGATCTCTCCAGTCTCACCCGTAGCGAAGCAGGCAAACTCATCGGAGCGATCAAGGGGCTGAAGAAGAGAGAGGCGGTGAATGATGTTGGATATCAGCCATAATATCCTATATAATGTTTAATCTTAGGGGAACAAAGATGAAATTAATACAAATAGGGACAGACGGTGATTTTTCTATATCTTATCATGGGGAAATTTTGCGACAACAAAATGAAACTATATTCATAGTGGTTCAAAAAGAACAATGTTTTATAGATGCTGTCTACCAGGGGTGCATCAAAGCGTCAAGCGGATTTTCTAGTCTATTATTTGATATGGCAAATAATGGGGAGGGTTGTTATGGGAACTATTCATATAGTATTGACGAATATACCCCTTTTGTTCACCGTCTTGTCGATAGCGATCAAGGGGCTGAAGAAGAGAGAGGCGTGAATGATGTGGATTATAGACCATGATACTCTCTCATCCTTTCTCTGAAATAGCGGCTATATTTATCTCTCAGTCTTTGCTTGTATTTTTCAAGCACTTAAATGTGAGAATGATAGTCAATCATAAAGTAGGATTAGCAGTTATCATTACAGGCGCTATTCAAGCCTCTTGGCTTGTTAGCTCTGCTCTTGGTATCAAGGGCTTTTTAGAGAGTAACTATCTGCTCATCTACATCTATATAGTAGGTGGTATGATAGGCTCTTTTTTAAATTTTAAGATAAGGGTATAGCAATGTTACAGAAGATAAAAAGTCTAATGAGGTATTTTCGTCTGTTTTCATGTAAACATAATTTTCTCATCTCTCTCACCCCTCCAGGTACCTCACCATCTCATCGATGATGGTGTCTTCTACTTTGCCAGCCAACGCTCCCTCCTCGATAGGCAGGAAGGGACGGGCTGGGATCACACTCCTCCTCCCCCTACCCGTACGACCACCAAACTGATGTATAGCGGCATAGACCAGGTTGGTGCCTATGGATGCTTCTGAAGCCGTTGCTACAGAAGTGATAGACCCTGCCAGATGTCCGCTGTCCTGAAGCTTTTTGCCGCCACTGCGTCTGGCATGTGTGGCAGCACTCCATGGAGCCCAGGGCTTGCCCATCCAGCTCTCGGATGAGAAGTTATCCTCTGTGGTCTCCAGTACGACCGTAGCCGCGATCTCATGCAGATGCTTCGTGTTGGCAGCACGACTGCCCAGACGCTCCAGTGCATCTGTGAGCTGCTGTGTGCCGGTGAGATCTATTTGGAGCTGCATGCCCCGTCCCATTGTGCTGTATATGTGATAAACTGCTGAAGTTTCTCCTCTGAACCATGCAGTACTACTATCTCTTCGTGGGTCAATGGGGTGCCTCTCTCTATGGCTTCTGTGAGCTTCTGCTCCCATCTGTTGTCATCACTCTCAAAAAAATAACATGTTGCCTCTGAATCCGGGAACATTGCATCATATTTCTCTTCGGATTTGGTGATAAATCTTGGCATCATTTGAGCTCCTTTAGCAGCTGCTCTATAGCAGAGAATGTCTGTGGAAAATACTCTCTGATTATACCAAGTTTTGATTCATCCCCCGTCACAATGGTCTGAAAAATATTGGCAAAGGCCTCTGCACCCATCAGTCTCTTTGTGATCTTTACTCTGTCATTGCGTGTCTTGGCACCAAACTTTCGCTGTGTTGAGAGGTAAAACAGATCATGGATCTGTGCATCATCCAGCCCAGAGAGTATCTCCCCGAGTTTGTCCTTTTTGGCATTTGTCCAAAGTGAAGTATCCCTGGTGATCTTCTTCGTGAGATGGTTCTCTGACCACAGCTTACCGTCTGATCCGTTTATCTGATCTATGTGATGTCCTAGCTCATGCCTAAATGTCAAGAGATCCACTGTTGCATTTCTCAGCAGGATTGTTTGGCTCTTTGTGTTGTATCCTGCGGGGATACTGCTTTGTGTGTCGATAGAGAGCTTTGGTCTGTTTGCCAGTAGGTAGCTTTTGAGGGTGGGATCTATATCTGTATCGATACTTTTGATCAGCAGCTCGTCTGAGGCGATCTCCTCCTCCGCTTTGGTGCGAAATGGTGCTTGGAGCTTGTCTGTTTTTATCCTGCGAAGTGCCTCTAGTCTGTCTGCACCTCCCTCTCTCACATCGTACGCCCAGTCATGATCTGCGATCGTTGGTGGCATACTGTCTGATTCGATCACACTGCCTGCCTCTCTATATCGCTCTACACTGCCTGCACTGACTGGAGAAACCCTGCATCGACAGTTCCAGCCATTGGGCGGCCAATGTGTTTTCCACCAGGGATGATCTTTGGGGAGTACCTTGTCATGCATGGAGGCATGAGAGGGTCTGGTGCGATTATCCAGTATGGCGATATAGCGTACATACTGGATCGTCTCTCTGTTGTAGATCTGTTTGGCTCTGCCCGCCTGATAGGCTACACGCATATTGGTATAGTAGATCGTACGCAGCCGTCTGGTACCTACAGATATCTCCTTGACCTCTCCTGTGACTGGGTTGACAGCATCGACCTTTCCCCACCAGCCTTTTTTTGCCAGTGTAGGGCGTAGCTGCTTCTTCCATGTGCCAAATGGCGTGCCCTCACGCTGTGCAGCCGTGATAGAATCTCTGATATCTCGTAGCAGATCTTCTCTGGATATCTTGGCGACGGTAAATGCCTTGTGGTGTGCCTCCCACATCATCTCCTCATAGTCAAAGGTGAGCTTGAATCCTTTCTCCTGTAGATAGCTGATCGCCTCTATCGGTGGGAGCTTGGCAAAGCTGAGTATCGTATCGTTGCTCAGAGCCATGGTTACTCCATTGTCCCCACCAGGTCATTGGCAAAGATCAGCCGACGCAGTGCCTCTTCTAGCTTGGGATTTTCAAACTGCTCTATCTGTATGAGTGCCTCCTCATAGCTGCTGCATTGCTCAAGTATCTGATATGCTTGATGTAGCTCCTCCTGGATCGGCTCCATATCCTCTGCATCGATCAACTGCTCCTGTAGGGTAAACGGTTTCTCAGGCAGTTTGCTGTTGTACTCTTTGTGGTTTTTCTCTTTGAGAGGGTTTCGCTTGATCTTGATGCCGAGCTTTTTTTCGATCTCTTCCTCCTCGATCTGGTACCCGCCTGCTGAGAGATCCTTGACGATCGTAGCGAACTCCTCAGGTGTGGTCTCTTTGGTAATGGGCAGCTCGAAGGTCACAGGCGTGAAGCTGGAGAGATTCAGAGAGAGGATGAGATTGAGAATGTCACTCATCCCCTCTTCGATACGCTTAGCATCAAAGGCGATCTTCTCCTGGAACCGCTCTTCTTGCATGCGTGCCAGAGCCAGTGAACCGGCACGACCATCTGAGATAGAGGTCGCTCCCACCAGATACTGTGCAATAAGCCCGTCAAAGTACTCGATCAGACCCAGGAAGTCTGCCTGTGTCCCTGCTTTGAGACTGTCCACATCGATATCCCCTGGGAAAATCCCGTAGCTGTTTGATTTGAGTGCCATCAATGCAGTGGTCAGTGCCTCGATCTGCTCTTTGTCAGAGATATCCGCACTCTTGATGATCAGTGGCGGCACGGCAAGAGAGTCAAAGTACTGGATATTGTAGCCGATGGTGACATGTTTGAGGAGCGCATAGTAGAGCAGCTTGTATGCCAGGGCTCTGTTCTGGATATCATCACCCTTTTTGGCATGCCGGTACATCACCACTCTGGGAGAGAGATCTGGGATATAGAGCTTCTTCTCTTTTTTCGTGGCGATATAGTGTGTCTCTTTTTTATCGCTGTAGTGCAGTAGGGTTGGGGCGTGATGTGTGATACCGCTTGGCAGCACCATCCCATCCATTGCCTCAAACTCAAGCTCCAGCAAAGAGTAGCCGTAATAGATCCCGTCACTCATGGCATAGAGCCACTCACTCAGCGGTACCTGCTCAAAGAGTCTATCGAGCACTCTCTTCTCTGCGGCTCCTGCGGTAATGACAGGCTTGATCCCTACGATAGCGTTTTGGCGTTTCTCTACCCCCTCTGCGATTTTGAGGTCACGATCTAAAAAGAGTTCAAACAGCTCGATGATCTCTTTGAAATCATTGGTGCTCAGTGCTGCTTTGACACGATCGATCGTGATAAACTCCGCCTCCCTCTGGGGTCGGATCGGTGGGAGCGGTTTGACCGGATCTCTCTTTTTCTTGAATGGATTTGGTATCTTTATCATCTGCTCTCCTTTAGAACCATGTTTAAACCATCGTTAAATGGCTTCAATTTTGTTTAACTATTTTTCTGTGACCCATGACATACCCCCGACACAAAAGAGGCTTATTTTGGCTATTTTTCATTCAAAAACTCTTTGGCAGTGTCTTGTACCGTCTGAGCTCTTTTTGGAGCTTCTTGACCTCGGCATAGTCTATCCCTCCACCGATCTCATAGACCCGCTTTGCCATCTCTGAGGCATCGAGCAGATCATCGTGAGGAGATTTTGGATAGGTGTCGAGCTCCTCTATCAGGAGTGTTGCCTTGGCATCCACCTCTATCACGCCATCTTGTATGAGTGGTGCGAGTGAGTTGATGCGGATCTCTTTGGGGATATTGTTGCGTAGGCTTTTGACAGTGATGGTCGCCACCATCTGTCTGGCGGTACGCTTGAATACCTCCTTGAAAAACTCCTGATACGCTACCACCTCCATAGCGATAGAGGTTCTGGAGATCTTGGAGTAGCGTATATAGATAGAGAGCAGTGTCCCGATCATGTCGGTAGGGGTTTTCTTGTAGCCTCTGGCTGTGAGGTAGAACTTTTTACGCTCCCTGTGCCAACCCAGTATCGCAATGGCAAAGTAGTCTCCTTTTGCTTTGCCCATGGCGGGGTCTACCCCGATAAAGTAAGCATCACATTTTGGCATCGTCTCATAGGTCTTGTATCTACCAAAGAGCAGTGCATCGGCTGAGAGTGGGATGTTTTGATACTCTTGGATAAAACTCTCTTTATCCTCTGCATACTCCTCTTTAAAGGTCTCTTTATCCAGTGTTGGATCATCCAGCTTCCAGCTTTTGAAATCCAGAACCAGAGGAAAGTTGCGATAGTAGACGGCTCTGTTTTTGCTCACTCTTGAGAGTAGAGAGTCATGATGCAGGATCGTACCAACGATCAGGATATTGTGCCATCCTCTTCGTGAGGGAAGTTTTTTGATCGTCTTGGTGTACCAACGATAGAGTTTGGCTCTTTGGGTTTTTGACTCTACATTCTCGTCATTCTCTATATCATCGAGTATGATGAGATCTGGTCTCCAGCTGAGAAATCTGATACCACGGATCTTGGCACCGCTTCCCGCACACATCAGCTTCATCAGATGCCCCGCAACATCCAGAATGATCTCTGCATCATTGGATTTGTGCAGGGTGATCTCAAAGTCACGAATGAACCGTTGGTTCTCCTCTAGCTCTACCTTGACCACCTCAAAGATGCTCTTTGCTAGGGTGTCTGTACTGGAGATCTCCAGTATGAAGCGACGCTCCTGCCTGATCACCTCCTGTAGTGCAAAAAGGTTCGAGACCGTGGTGGTCTTTGCCGCACCCCTATACGCTGTCAGCTCTACAATACGATGTTTTTTCATGGTGTGGCGTAGCTGCTTGTGAACAAAATTGCGAAAGAGACTGCGGTCTTTGGCGGCATGTTCGACATGATGCGTGAAATAGGTGGTTGTCATATACCAGAGATCACGCTTTGAGCGTGCTACCCGTTTGGCTCTGCCTGTATCATCCAGCAGCGGTAGCTCTCTCAGGTAGGCTCTGAGCTGTTCTATCTCTGCTTTGGTCATGGGCTACCTGCTGCGCACAAGTGTGACGATCTCATCAGCATGTGTACTCATGAACTCCGCTACATCGGAGGCATGGTGACGCAGTGCGATCTTTGCCATCTCTTCGATCGTTGCATACGCTACCTCCTTGGTCAGCTTCTCTTTGGCAAATCTACAGTCACCCTCTGCGGACTTGAGCTTGTAGTAGGCTTGGGTGTAGCGTTGCAGGATCTCTAGCTTCTTTGGGCTGTCACTGCTTTCGAGTTCATCGGTAGCAGACTCAAACTGCCGTATCAGCTGTGCGACGAACTGCTGCTCTTTTGCTTTCATCTCCGCGGTGCTTGTAGCATCAAGCAGTGCCTCGGTATCCCAATCATACTTTTTTCTCCAGTTGGAGATCGTCTGTCTCGATACCCCTACGGTCGTGGCTATCTGAGTGAGTGGGATGTTCTGGATATAGAGCTTGTAGGCTTTCTCCTGTTTTATGTTAGCCACGGTTCTTCCTTTGTGTAGTATTCGCTAATAGATATATCGATCTGGTAGGTGACAAACAGCCCCTCCAGTTGTATCGGTATCATCCGTTTGATCGTAAACAGGTCTGAGTGCTCCTCCATGAGTGGCGTGAGCACTTCGAGGATATCGCCCAGATCGGTACGCAGTGCCTTTCTGGCCAGGTAGATGCTAAACAGATATCTCGGCTGTACCTGGTCAAACTCCACATGAGAAAAAAACAGATAGTTCCCCACAGCATTGATCGGCTTGGTGAGCACCTTGAGGCTTGGCACGATCGCCTGTAGGTTACGGATCTGTCTGTTTACATCCATGCACCACTCCTCTGCCCTACAGCATACCCGAAATCATCCGCTGTGGCTTCTGCCTCCTCCTCTCTCTTTGCCGGTGCGCGGTCTAGCTCTTTGAGTGCGGCGATGTAGCTCTTCTCATAAGCATCTGTCTGGAGGTCTCCTTTGACCAGCAGATAGCGGTACACGGCTAAATCGAGGATAAACGCTTGCTTGAGATCCCTGTCTCCTACGATCTCCAGTGCCTCCTCTGCGATCGTGGAGACCAGTGGATCCTCTACCTCCTCAGCATTGGAAAGGATCTTAAGCAATCGTTCATTGAGTATCTCTGTAAAAGTCATTCTTTTCCCTTATTTGAGGGGAGGCAACTTGATTCCCCTCATATATTTATTATGTTGCGCTTGTGTCTTCTTCTTCACCTTCTGTTCCATCGCAGAAATAAGCCAACTGCCACAAACCATAGCCCGCATTGTGCTCTGCATCCACACCATAGCGGAACTCTGCACGCATAAAGACAGACTCATCGGTAGGGTTGTCCATCGCGGTGAATGTGATCGGTCTGTTCTTCTGGAGGATCAGTGCCTTGATCACTCTGGAATCATCAATCAGGTACCAGCCTGTATCACTGTTCAGGTGCGGTACCACAAGTACCTCTGCCATATTCTCGGCGATATTGGTAGTTCCGTCGATCTCTTTGGCTTTGACGATCTCCAGTGCCGTCTCTTCCAGGGCAGGTGGTACGACCAGGAGCGTTGGTTTGATGCCGAGAGGTTTACCTCCTTCGCCTTTGAGCTTCTGCATTTCGGTACGCTTTGCCAGGAATGACTCACGGCTGAGTACCTCTGTGCCGATATTGGAGTATGCTACCCCACCGAGATCATGATCTTTTGCAAAGAATGTTTTGCCATCATAGCAGGTACCGTTTGCTTCGAGCAGATCATAGGTGATCTCATCATAGTGGCTCTGTGCCGCTCTACCATGCTCTCTGACCGCTGGCTTCATGACACCAAGGTTGTCATAGAGGATATAGTCTCGATCTACGGCAAAGGTACTCTCAAAACGCTTCTTGGTGATAGAGTAGCCATGTGCGATCAGGTCGTTGAGTACTCTGTCTCCGATCCACTCACGCATTTTTGGGAACTGACCCAACCATCCATAGTCTACCGAGGGCGTGTTTGCCTTGGTGACTGTTGCGATACGCTCAAAGGATGTCGGCGTACTGTTTGCTGCATCCATTACCTCTTTTTTGAAAAGCTTTGCTGTTTTTCTTAGGTTCTCTCCGTTGATAATTGCCATCTGTTATACTCCTTTGTTACCAGCCGACCTGGGCTGCGAAATCGTCGAGATCTTCGTCTCTACTGTTGTGCTCTTGCTCTGGATCCAGTTTCTGCATGTGCGTACCTGCTGCCAAACCATCCAGCCAGCTGTTGAGTTGTGTCTTGTTAAGACTCATGGCAAACTCTTTTTGTGTTGGCAGCACTTTACCAGCTGTTAAAGCCGCGTTGAATGCCTGCTCTTTGAGCTCATCTTCTAGCTGCTTGATCGTCTCATCTTTCTGGTTGAGCTCCTGTGTCTGCTGATCGAGCTTTTCGTTGAGCTCTTTGATCTGCGCTTCATTCTCTTTGGGATCCACTTCATTCTCCTTTGGGTTGGTTTTGTCATTGATCTCTAGTTTGAGATTGGGGGTATTGGTCAGGGCGACCGCCTCGATCGTGATCACCTCTCGTTTTTGGTTGAGGATGAACTCTGGAGAGAGATAGCGGTAGCTTTTATCCTCGATGAGCTTTTTGCCCTCTTTGTTGAGAGAGAGCAGTCCATACACGCCATCCTCTTGCAGCTCCAGACTCTCCAGTGTGATCCACCCTACTGCTCTGGAGTTGTGGGTGGAGGTGTAGCCATGTTCTACATTGAGTGGGATGTCCACACCATTCTCTTTGGTTTTTACAAGGGTAGCCTCACTCAGACTGAAGAGTCTGCCGTCCATCCCACGGAACTCACCGTAGGGAGAGATCTTGATCTTCTTGCCCTCTTGGTAGTTGTTGATCTCTATAGTATAGATATCACCGTGTTTTTTATCGCTCATCGCACTCCTTTTTTGGTAGGGGTCTGGCTTGGATGATCCTGCCTTGGCATGACCGTCCGTGCCTGACTCCCCACACTGTTTTTATCTAACGATATAGCGAATGATATCCCCTTTTTTTGGCGGTTTGTTCCATATAAAATCTATGTGGAATATTGCCCATCAAAAAGATGTAATAATGCTCCAGATGAAACAAAAGGAACCCCATGAACCAGACCGCAGAAGCCGCATTGACCGCCAAGGTGATCTTCTCTGCTATAGGGGCAGCACTCTCTTGGCTGCTTACCTATACAGGGATAGACACTGAGGTCTTTGCGATCTTTTCAGCATTGATTGTTGTCGATTTTGTAACAGGCATTATCAAAGCCAGACAGCTTGGACAGAGGGTGACATCCAACAAAGCCAAGTACGGAGTTGCCTCCAAGTTCTCACTGGTGCTGCTGCCTATCGTCATGGCAGCAGGTGCCAAAGCGATCGGGCAGGATGCCTCGACACTCTTTGTCTGGGGGATGAACCTGCTGATAATCTCTGAGGTCTACTCTGTAATTGGGAACATCTACACTGTACGCACTGGGATTGAGTTACCAGAATGGGATGTGATCTCTCTGCTTGGCAAGCGTATCAGAGAACGATTCGAAGGAGGCGAGCGTGTTTAGTCTCAGATGGATGCTGGTCCTTGGATCTGCTGCACTGGTCTATGTCGCCATACAGCAGTACCGCATAGAGAGTCTCACGCATGATCTGGACGAAGCCAAAGTCACCACACAGACACTGAAGATAGAGCAAAGTATCAGCCCTATAGCAGAGCGCGCGATGGGCGAGCTGCATAGACTGGAAAAGGAGCAGAGCAATGAAGAGAATATCACTACTGATGTCCATGTCATTACTTATGATTGGATGTACTGAGACCACCAAGCTCTCTATACCCAAGCTTACCGCAGTCAAGCCAAAACTGGCAACACCGGTCAAGTGCGGCAAAGTCTCTATTTCGCATAGGGGGAGTTATGTATCGATATCCAAATCAGATGCAGACTGTCTCAATGCACAGATGCGTGCCTGTGCCAATGATCGTAAGCGACTCCTCATCGCCAACCGTGCCAATGTCGCACAGATCGAGAAACTAAATAGCTTGAGTAACAGATGAAGAAAGTAGCATTAGTAGTAGGGCATAGATATGGATCGCAGGGAGCGTATGGCTCTGCTGGGTATTCTGAGTATAGATATTACGATGAATTGTTTTTGCCTGCACTTGTATCATCTCTCTCACATAAAGATCAGGTAAAAATCTTTCACAGACAGAACAGGTCTGGCTATACAAGGAATATGAAAGCGTTACACAAAGAGATAGATGACTGGGGTGCAGACTATGCTGTAAGCTTTCATTTTGATGCAGCAGATAGTAGATCTGCAAATGGTCATACTGTGCTCTACAACGAAAGAGACAGGAAATCTCTCTTACTGGCAAAGATGTTTGATAAATCATTTGATACAAAGCTTCGCAACAAAGACAGAAATCTGCTTGGAAGATACAAGGGGAGAGGAGGAGGGTTTTTACGCAGAGGTAAAACCGTCAATGTTCTACTGGAGCCATTTTTTGCTTCACATCAAAAAGGATTTATGCCAGGAACTGTCGGGTATGAAGCTCTCTTGAGTGCTGTCGGTGATGTGCTCGCAGAGATAATCGGCACACATAGTTCAATCAAGGTTTCCCTTGATAAGCCGGTAGTAAAATATCACCTCGGTAGAAAATCTCTCAAACATCTTTCGTCTGTAGGGAATCTCAATTATCAATCACTGATCAAAGATGCAATAGCCATCACGGAACAAGACTTTTCTGTTGTAGAAAATGGGAGGGTTGTCCCATACCCTCAAGATGGTGATTCACAAAAAGTGCTTGACGCAATCGTCAAAGCAGCACAAAAGGCCTGCTAATGCTGGGTACCGTCTGTGAGATCGACAAAGATGCCGGCATGGTGCGTCTGGATGTCTTGGGTCGTGTGACCAACTGGCTACCCTGTGTGGGTAGCACCCCGTCGGTCGGACAGCAGGTAGCCTTTGCAGAGTATGAAAATGATGGTACGGGTGTGGTGTTTGGCACAACAGCCAGGAGTGATGGGGCTGCGATCTCTCTACATATCGGTGGTATCGATGTGACGATAGACGGAGCCAGCATTGTACTCAAAAGTGATGCAAAAGTGACAGGAAGTGTGAAGATCATCGGAGATCTCGAAGTGGATGGCAACATCACCACCAGCGGCACGGTCACTGACACCAAAGGCGATCTAACAAACTTCAAGACCACAGACGGAGCACAGAGAGCATGATCATAGAGATAGCAGACTACGACCAGAGTATAGAGGACGGATACCGCATCACCGTCGCCGAAGAGATCCGTCGTGTCCTGCAAACCAAGCGAGGTGCGATCCCTATGAATCCAGACTATGGATCTGACCTGCACCAGTGGGTGGATCGCTCTTTGGATGGTGTGACCAGATTGGGATTGATCCGTGACAGTTTTGAGGCGATAGAACGAAATATCACTCGCATCATCCCTACTAGAGTAGAGATCATTATGCTCTCTGATGGAGCTTTTGGGCTCAAAGTACATATCCAGAGGAGTACCCATGTCACAGCTGCCTGATCTGATACAGCCTATGAGTTATGAAGAGATCCTCCAGGATGCTGTCACTAGAGTCAAAACACTGCTGCCAGGGTATACACCCGCACAGGGTGACGATATCATGCTTGTGCTCCAGAGCTTTGCCTATCGTGAGCTACTGCTGAGAGAATATATTCAGAGCATGGTAGAGGGCAACTTCCTCAGCACTGCTACTGGTGCGATGCTGGACCATCTGGCAGAGACCAGGTATGGACTCTATCGGCTCCATGGGTCACGCCCCTATGCTACTGCGACATTTAGTCTCTCTACTGCGTTGGATTATGATGTCAATATACCTGCTGGGTACCAGCTCACAGAGGATGGTGGTGTCCACTTCTCCCATACCACCCGTGCTGCTACGATCAGTGCCGGTGATCTCTCTGTAGATGTCGCGATCGAACTGGAGCATGAGACCGCCAGCAGCTCTGTGCGTACAGAGATACCTGTGACTCCGCTGCCCTATCTCTCTGTCACACAAACTGGAGACTTCGACCATGGCGGCGATTTGGAGAGTGATGAGGAGTTCAAAGAGCGTATCCGTACCTCTCTGGCTGACAAGTCTACAGCAGGGAGTGAAGCGACATACATCTCCTATGCACTTCGCTCAGATGAGAGGATAGAGGATGTGTTTGTCTACTCCCCCGCACCTGGTGTGGTTAGGGTGGTCTACTATAGTAGTACTATGGATGCGATCATGCAAGAGCGTCTCACCTATGCCCTTAATGATAGAGAAGTTAGACCTCTGACAGATAATGTCGAGATCCAAGCTGCCACAGTGGTGGATGTGCCTGTACAGGCCACACTGGTGCTAAACAGAGGTGCCGATGCAGCGGTCGTCTTGCAGGATGCGATTGCCGCACTTGAGGCTCTCTCTACATCTCCTCAGATTGGCAGGGATATCCATACAAGCCAGATCATCGCTGCACTGATGGTGTCTGGAGTGGAGAGAGTGGACCTTGCTACGCCGACAGATTCTGTCACGATAGCTGCTGAGCAGATCGGTGTGATCAGCAACAGCGGCATCTCTACGCAGGAGAGCAGCGATGTGTACTAATCTCCTGCCAGATCTCTACGGAGAGAAAGTCAAGCAGCTTGAGCAGATAGGCTGCGAGCAGATCGCGTCACTTCAGACCGGTAGTGTTCCTCTCGCAGATATCGGTGATGCGTTGGTTGTGGATGAGCGGTATCTTGCAGCACTGACTGAAGATCTGCAGACCTATTTTTTGTCAGACAGCAGTCTTGATCAGCAACGCAAAGCGATCGCTGAGAGCTTTCAGGTGCACCGCATCAAGGGAACTGTCGGTGCGATAGAGAGAGCTTTTGCCTCGTTTGACATGGCAGCATCGATTGTCGAATGGTTCGACAGTGGTAAGCCGCCGTACTACTTCGATGTGGATATAAGCGTACAGGACAGACCTATCACGGCAGAGATTGTTGAGAAGATCAGGCTCTATGTGGGACTGTTCAAAAATGTACGGTCGTATCTGGATGAAGTGATACTCAGCTACCAAGAGCAGCAAAACATCCCGCTCAAAGTAGGGGGTACAGCAGAAATGATAGCCACAGCCGTGAGTGTGGACAGTTTCGTCTGTACGGCTGCCTATCCCATCCCACATACCATAGGAGGTACAGCAGAAATGATAGCCACAGCAAGGAGCATAGCATGAGCACAGCTATACAGCTAACAGGAGGCACGATCATCACGCTCGCAGGTCGCAACGCACTACGCGACGCAGAGCTGACCGGATCAAGCCCCCAACCCAAATACTACAGAGTCTCAGCAAACGACTATCCGCTAGATCCTGTTATGACAGCAGCAGATTTCCATGGCTGGTACACACACGAGATCAATGCCTATGTCCCCGTGGATGATGACACTGCACAGTTTACTGTGCGTATCCCGGAGGATGAAGCGACCAGCGACATGCTCACGGTTGGCATCTTCCTGGAGGATGGCACCCTCTTTGGGCTCGCAAAACCTGACTATGCAATGCCGCGAGGTATCACACAGGTGTTTCACATCCTGCATGAGTATGACAATATCAGCGAACTGCTGGATTTTCGATATATCCCGATAGAAGAGCTGGATCAGATAGCGATGCATCTGGATACATCGGTCACGCTTGGCCTACAAACCATGAAAAATCTATCCCGCACATTGGGAGTAACTAAAATACAAGGAGTAACAGTAATATGAATTACGCAGCACTACAGCAAGCAGTTAATCGACTGATGAACAATATGTTTGCATGGATAGCTTTTATCCCTGCTTTTGTGTCATTGACACCACAATATGTAAGCATTACACTAGAAAATCCAGATGGAACTGAGAGTACTGTATCTCACGCAAACCTTGCAAAGATGAAAGAGAGCTTAGCATCTATTGTTTTTTCTGAGACGAGAAAAGTTTTATACGTTGACCCATATAACGGTGACGATGGAAACACAGGCGCAAAAGATAGCCCTCTCGATACGGTGAAAGAAGCTATCGACAGAGTTCCTGAGGGCGGCGTAGTATTCATCTACATCATGAACAATGCTGAGATATTAAGCTCTCAGCATATTTATTCTTACGGTAAGACTATTTATCTAAGGTCACACACAACAAACGATGATGCAACCCTCACACTAAAACAAGATACCAATGGATTCGTGTTGGGGGTGCACAAAGGTGGGGGGATTTCTATCGAAATAGACACCGCAATCAGGCGTACAGACAGCTCCTACGACGTAGGTGTAATTGAGGCAAAAGACGGGGCATCACTATTAGTCTCTTACAATATTGCAAAAACCATAAACGCTGGATCTACCGTGAGAAGTGCATTGAGCCTAGTAAATTCCACGTTGTCGAAAATCAGGAATGGAAGCTTGGTATTAAGCAATGTAGACATCACAGCAGATTCGGCAAATGCTGACATCATGGATGTAGAGTACACTGCAAACCTTGGAGTCTCAAACGTAAATCTAAATGGTGCAGCAATCACAACAGACGAAATCAAAGAGATGATACAGCATATCTATTATGATGCAGACAGCGGTGTGCCTACCAATGTAAAATCTGTACCAAATTTATCTAACTAAGGGGATAAGATGATAAAAGCATTAAAAATAGGGAATAGCGTTATATCGAACTTTCGGGAAAAAACTACAGATGAAGATGGAAAAGCTGTGTGGAATATACCTATATCACTAGATGACTTTAAGTCTATGGCACTAGACACAATTAACTGGCAGGCAGGTCGCAGTGTCTTAATCATAGCAGACACAAAGGTTGGGCTGTCAACGATGAACGCTAAGAGTATGGCGGTAATGTGCAAGTTGATGGCTCCGACCAAGGCAAAACTAGACACCCTTACTGAAAACGAGAGGAAAGCGTGGGGAATCATAGAGGCTCTGGCGACTAATGGGTATGGAGACAGTGAAAAGCTAGTGTCTGGGCTTAAAGCAGTCATGGAAGCAGTGGCAAAAGCAACAGACAAGTCTATGCGTGTCATGCAAGCCACAACGCATGAGACAGTTATAGAGATACTGAACGAGGATTAATGTGAACGCCTGCACTCTCTTCCCAGATGGATGTTGGGGTATACCATGTTGCAAGCGACATGATAGACGCTATGCCAACCATCGCATATCAAAGAGACAGGCAGACATACTGCTCAAAAGATGTATAGAGAGTAGAGCAAAACAGTGTACTAGATACGCAAGGATATTGGCGTGGATAATGTATCTCGGAGTACGTTTACCCATTAGTATCTACTTCTATAGAAGAGCAAACAAGAGAGCCTATGAGGCTCAATATGGAGAAAGAATATGACAAACCCACTACTCACCATCCCCACAGACAAGTGTGGTCACATGATCGCAGGTGTGCTCATCTATGCCGTGATGATGCTTTTTGTCCCTCCGCTGATGGCACTGGGAGCGGTTGCCATTGTGGCGGTGGGCAAAGAGATCATCGATCGCATGGATAGAGCACATCATACACCAGATATCTGGGATGCCATAGCTACGGTGGCACTCCCCACACTGATCGTAGCAGCACATTATCTTCAAGGAGTCATACATGGCAGTTAAACAATGGTTAAAAGAGTTCTCACTCAACGGTACAAGCTACAAGGCAGGAGATGCACTCCCCGATCATCTCACCACCGCACAGGTAGAGACACTGGAGCGTAGAGGTGCAGTAGGCATGCCTCCAGTCAAAAAGACGACCAAGCCTACACCCAAAACCAACACAAAGGATAACTAATGGATCTCGAATTTGGAATCAACGGCGGCATCTCTGTAGAAGCTGCCAGACCGGTAGTGGTCGATAGCACTACGCCTATCGGCATCGTCATAGCGTTTGGCTCACATACAGAGCTTACCTACTACAACAACGCAACAGAGTGGAAGGCTTTTCTCACATCAGAGGGAGCCACAGATGCAGACCTAGCATGGCAGAGTGCCGAAGCGATCGAGCTGCAAGGTGTCAATACAAAGATCATCGTGCAGTATGTGGATGGCACGGATGAGGATAAGATCCTGGCAGGGCTTGATGGGCTGCGATCCTCTCCATACGACGAGAGAGTGCTCACCCGACCTGATCTGATCATCGTGCCACAATACAGCTATGCCACATCAGTGGCCGCCAAAATGGATGCTGTCGCAGCCACACTCAGAGCCACTGCGATCGTGGATGTCAATGCACCTGATGAAGCAGCAGCGACAAGCTTTGCTGCAAATTTCGGTACACGATTTGCTTTCTTTGTTCGCGGCAAGACCCGTATCGGTGGCAAGCTCTATCCATCTTCCGCAGCCGGTGCAGGTCATATCGCATACTGGGATGCAGGTGGAGACAATGGATATGATGAGTTTGGTTATGCCAGATCACACTCCAACCGCATTGTCAAAGGAGTACATGGATCAGAGGTACCTATCGAGTACTTTGATGGGCAGGACTGTGAAGCCCGCCGCCTTAGACAAAAGGGTGTCGCATCGATCGTGCAGGATGTGGGCTGGAGACTCTACGGATTTGAGACTACCGACATCGATCCGATCTGGCAGGCTCTGGAGAGAGTGCGTACATTCTACAGATGGCTGGATGCGATCATCGTGGCAAACAAATGGGCGAGAGACAGATCCGCAGATCAGCTGATCTGGGTGAAAAAGACCTGTAGTGACTTCTTCCGCAGACTTACAGGTGCTGGGATCGCACTTGGGTACAACATCGAGCTTGTAGCAGACCAGACCGATGTCACCGCTGGCAAATTCACATTCAAGATCAAAACAGCCAACCTGCCGTCCATCAGAGAGCTCAACTTCGAGCTGGTATTTACAGATGAGTACAACGATGCATTCATCAACTGGATCAACAACCAATAAGGAGCACTAAATGGCAAGACGCAATCTAAAAATGATCCTCAGAGGTCAGAATGTATTTTTGGAGGGCTCAGGCTTCCTGGGCAAAGTCGGTGATATCGAACCACCCAAAGTAGAGTTCGAGATGGTAGAAGATGGCAACATGGGGCGCAAGATCGATACCGGTCTGCTCAAACCCATGGAGTGTAAGCTCGGACTCTTTGATGTCAATGCGATCATCTACCAGACCGTAGGCAAACGCCTCAATGACACAGCCAGCTTCGTCATCAAACAGTCCACGGCTTCAGCCAGCGGAGAGTCACAGGTCTATTTCGAGATCGGTGGGCAGGTAGAGACCCATGAGCCAGAAGGCAAAGAGGTAGGCAAGGAGACAGGCAACACCCTCACAGTAGCCATCACCACCTACAAGCTGGAGATCGACGGTAAAGAGATGTACGATATCGATGTAGACAACTACATCTGCAAGATCGACGGTGTAGATCACTACGAAACACTGCGTAAAAATATTGGACAAGGAGATCAGTAATGGGTGAGAGTACAGATACAAAAGTAGCACTGTCTGGAGGCAAGACAGTAACGATGAGAGAAATCAAGGTCAAGGATATGAGAGCAGTATCTCATATTGACAATGACGCAGAGCGTGAGTTTGCTTTGATATCCAACCTAACCGGACTAACTCAGGAAGAACTAGATGATCTTCTTTGGGCAGACTATGGAAAGTTGCAGGATGTACTTGTAGAGATGGGAAACTAACTCACTGGACTAAGATGCTTCAACAGATGGGTGATGTAGCTCAGTCTTTTGGTTTTGGTTATGGTGATATGTTAGAGATGTACCTTGATGATTTTAAATTTTTTGCACTATCTATAGAAAGGGGAGCAGATGAGTAATATGAAGCTTGGCATCGTTATCACTGCTACCAATCGTGCAGGAAAAGCACTAGACAATGTCGAAAGGCAAATTGATACTCTCTCTCAGCGATCACAGCGTGTTGGCTCAGCCATGATAGGCATGGGTGCAAAGACTATGGCTACAGGTGTAGCGATGGGGTATGCACTCTCCAAGCCTATCAAGAGTGCGATGGCTTTTGAGAGTGCAATGGCTGATGTCAAAAAGGTTGTAAATTTTGATAGTAAAAGTGATTTTAAAAAGTTCTCCAGTGAGATTGTAGGGCTTTCTAAAACTATACCGATCGCAGCAAGTGGTTTGGCTCAGATAGCTGCTAGTGCTGGTCAGCTAGGAATCGCCAAAGACAAGATCATCCCATTTACCAAAACCGTTGCAAAGATGAGCACGGCATTTGATATGATGCCAAGTGTAGCGGGTGATTCTATCGCTAAACTGATGAATGTATACGGTCTAGGTATTGCAGAGGCTGGCAAACTCGGCGATGCGATCAATCACCTCTCTGATAATACCGCTGCAAAAGCCAGTGATATCGTAAATGTGCTTGGACGCATAGGAGGAAATGCTAACTTATTTGGGCTTACGGCAGTGCAAACGGCCGCCTTGGCTGATGGCTTTCTCGCAATGGGACTACCAGCGGAAAAAGCAGGGACTGCAATTAATAGTCTTCTTACCAAGCTTGGTACCGCAGACAAAGGCGGCAAGAAATTCCAAGCCGCTCTTAGAAAAATTGGGCTCAGTGGCAAGCAAGTAAAGAAGATGATCGGCAAAGATGCCAATGGGGCTATCCTTTCTTTTCTCCAGTCTGTCAAGCGTCTGCCAAAGAATCAACAGATGGGGATACTGGTAGATATCATGGGTAGAGAGTTTGCCGATGAGATTGCTACTGTGATCGGCGGGCTAGATAAGTATGAACAAGCTCTAAGGCTTACTGCAAATGAGCAAGAGTATCTTGGATCTATGGAAAGAGAGTTCCAAAACAGAGCTGCTACAACAGCCAATAAATTCAGAATACTTGGTAATGGGATCTCTGCTGTTGCTATCAATTTGGGATCACTCTTTCTGCCTGCAATACAAAAGATCGTCACAAAGATGACATCAGTAACAGAACAAATAGGTAAATGGGCAGAGGAAAATCCAAAACTAGCCAAAACCATAGGGGAAGCGGGAGCTGCCATTGCAGCATTTCTGGTTGTCGCTGGAGGGATTGGCGTTGTTGGTGGTGTTTTTGTCAAGGGTATAGGAATGATGCTGAAGCCTGTTTCCAGCGGAGTTGGTCTACTAGGTAAACTTACCCGTGCTACAGGCAGACAGTGCGATAAGCTAGGATGCATACCAACAAGTGCAGGGAAAGCGGGCGAGAGTATTAAAAGTCTCAACAAAACTGTACGCTCTACGCGCTCACTCTGGGCAAAAGGATTGGTGCTTGGTGTATCGATCGCAGGTGTTGCTCTTGTACTGTCTGAGCTAAACCGTATCTCCAAAGCAGCCAAACAGCGTATCGACGATAAGCGAACTATCACACCGACAAAAGCGAATATTCCAAAGATGAAAGCCAAGCAGGATCGGCTAGAAAAAGAGATAAAACTCTCAAAAGGAGAGGATGGTTTCTGGTCACAGCTAGGGCATACTCTTATCGTAGGCGAGAATAGCAAAGCCAAAACCGCACAGCTTGAAAAGCTACGCAAGAGATCACAGCTTCAACAGCACAGAGCAGAGACAGGATGGAAAGCACCCACAGTCACCGCTCCTGTGTTAGGCCCAGAAAAGATAGCACAGGCACAAAGATACGCTGCCAAGATGAGAGCTTTCCATGCACCTGCTCCACAGCAGAGACCTATCTATCAACCCACTGGATACACCGCCACAAAACAAGATACTGTCAAGCCAGCACTAGAAAGTCTCAAATCACAATATGGTGCTTTGCAACAAACCGTACAGACTATAGCCGCCAGACCAGAACAGCATACTTATCACATTAATGTTACCGTCAATAACGCTAGCTCCAATGAAGCAGTAGGTCAAGCGGTAGCAGATGCAGTCTCTAGGCAACAGTTTCATAAGCAGCAAAGGACAATGCATGATCTGTAGTATCGGAGCCTTCATCTTTGAAGCACAAGATGTTATGAATATGGATGAGACAATAACCCCTCATTTTGGAGAGTACAGACCTATCGGTGATGATCCGCACTATCATGCCACGCAGGGCAGTGTCGAAGAGGTCACGATCGGAGGCAAATATATTGCAGATGCCAACTCCAAGCCAGAGATCATCAAGGGTATTGCCAGAGCCAAAAGATCCGTACGATTCACCACCGCCACAGGGCAGAGCATGAAGGTGATCATCACCAAAGTCTCTGTATCCAAAAAAGCATTTCTCCCCTATTCAGGAGCCGTCAAAATAGACTTTACCATCACGATGAAAAAAGCAGGTGGTGGCTTTAGTATTTTTGGTATATTAGGAGGTATTCTTGCGTTATTTTAGAACAGAGTTCGAGATGAGAACAGACCAGGTGAGCATGGAGGTATTTGACTCTGTTGATCATACACAGGAGATACTTAGGCTCAATCCTGCACTCACCACACAACCGATCATTCCAGAAGGCACTCTAATAAAACTTCCAGAGCCAACAGAGCCAGAGCCAAAAGGTGTTAACCTATGGTCGTAACACCATTCTTTCAGATATTAGGATCTCTTGTTTGCACTGGTGTATCAGAGGTGGTCATCACTGACAATATCGATGATGAAGCGGATGCACTAACAGTCAGTTGTGAGACATCAACAGCATCGATAAACCAAGAGATAAAAGCCACGGTACTTTCTGGCTACAAAGAGGGGTTCATGTGGCTCAATGGCCTCTATAGCTTTCAGGCTATCGAATCAAAACCAGATGGTGAACATCTTATATTTACCTCAGCTGCTTTCAGTGAAGCGATGAAGGAGAAGAGGGATACAAGCTACCAGAAACTCACGATCAAAGATCTCGTAGGAAAAGTCGCCAAACGCCACAGCTTAAAAGTCAAGTGCGACATGGAGCAACAGTTAGAGCATGTTGACCAAAAGAACGAAAGTGATCTTGCATTGTTACAGAGATTCGCCAAGAAGTACAACGCCATCTTTAATATCAAAAATGATACGCTTATTTTCATATCCAAGAGCTCAGAAGATCTCCCACACTTTATCGTCACCGCAGATCAGGCACAGAGCTGGAATCTACGAGGCAGCAGGAAGTTCTACTACAAGAGCGTCAAAGCAAAGTACCACGAGCACAAGAAGAACAAAGCCATAGAGATCATCGTAGGAAGTGGCAAACCAGAATATGTCATAGAACAGCCATTCAAAAGTAAGCAAGAAGCCAGAGATCTAGCCAAGGCAAAACTAGAGCAACTCACCGCACAAAGCCAAGGCGGAACCATTACGATAGAGGGTCAAAATATTATTGCGGGCGGCAAAGTTGTTATCATCGGATTTGGTCTAAAAAATGACGGAGAGTATCTTATCACTAAAGTAGAGCACAAGGGAAACAAAACCTTCACCTCAACCATCACTCTTGAAAAAAGTGTGTAAAAGCACTGTAAAAGAATGTTAAACACTATGTAAAAAATTGTTAAAAACCTCTTCACACAATAAAATGTCCCTTCAATCTCCTCAAATCCCCACTACACCGCACAAATCTAAAAAAATCGCCTTCCCAGACATTGGACATTCTTAACTTAATTTTACATGTTAGCTGACTAACAGTTATAAGGAATTTTTCACAATAGAATAATCTTATAGTATTCTTTAGGAGAGCACATGTCATATACAGATGAATTACAGGAAGGAATAACAGATATACGAAACAGCAAAAATCCACAAAAAAATCTTTATCAATATATAGAGACGCTTTATGAAAAAGCACTGTATGAATCTAAAAAAACAGGACAGTCCCTTGAAAGTATTACCTATGAGATCCTTGAAGGAATTGAAGCCTCTCATATGCTCTTTTCAGATGAATTGGAAGAGGTGCTCCATCACTGCTCTCTCCTTATGTTGCATACACTGCATAATACTGCACTACGATCACTCAAAGCAAAAAAGCAAAAAATACAGCAGGCGAAATCTCAGCTTCTTGAGACACTAGAGACAGAAAAAGCCTCCCTATGGGAAATACTCCATACATTTAAAAACTATGCAGAAGAGAATAGACATACCCATTGGAAAAAAAGTTTACATCAAACAGAATCAGCTATAATAAATCAGATCACTATCCTTTCAAAAAAAGTAGAGAGTTATAGACATACAGAGAATCAAGGGATCCCATGACAAAAGAGTCATCACTCTATCAGCAAGCCTACGACGTACTCAGTCAATCTTCTCTATTTGGACAACTCTCACAAAACGCACTAAGCAGTATTCTTTCGGAGTGTACAGAGACCTACTGGCATAAAGCTGAAAGTCTTGATCCGGATATCAGTATGGAGTATCTTTTTATTATCATTACCGGCAGATTGAAAGTGACACATATTGATCCAGATACCGGAAGAAGTCTGGCACTATTCCTGAAAAAAGAGGGAGAGATTTTTGATTTCTTCTCTCTTTTGGATGGGAAGGAGCATATTGTATTTCCTATCGCTATGGATAACATGTCTGCACTTCGTATCCCTCTTAAAAGAGCTAGAGAATGGATACTTGAACATCCTGAATTCAATCAGTCATTCCTGCCTTATCTTGGAGAGAAGATGCGTGAACTGGAAGAGTTCGGTACCTCTTTGGTATTTCACAATATCACCACTAGACTTGCCAAACTCATTCTAAAACATACCCATCCACATCATGTACAAGAGCACCATCCGGTAGATCTTATCAATAACCTCTCTCACGAATCTTTGGCTGAGATGATAGGCTCCGTACGCTCTGTGGTCAGTACACAGATGCATAAGCTGAAAGAGGAAGGGGTCATCATCAGTAAACGAGGCCATATGGCCGTTTCCAATCTGGACAAACTTCTACATAAAATTGACTCTCCCAAAAATAAAGATTAACCAAATGACCCCAATCTTTTGATAAAATAGCACCATTACTTTCCAAAGGATGCGTCGTGGCCTATATTGATCTCTTTGCTATCTCCAAAAACTATGATGTCAAACAGATCTTTTCAGGGATGGATTTTCATCTGGCAGCAGGAGAGCGGGTGGCGATCGTCGGGCAGAACGGCTGTGGCAAATCCACCCTGATGAAGATCGCACTGGGCACAGAAGAGCCGGATGAAGGTAAACGGGTCATCGACCGCTCTATCCAGATCGAGATGCTTGACCAGCAGCCACAGTTTGATCCTACGCTGACCACCAAACAAGCCATCGAGAAAGAGCTGACCGAACTCTCCAGTGCAAAAGAGCGCTATGAGACACTCAGCCAACAAATCGCTACAGACTATGACAACAAAGCCTTGCAAAATGAGCTCGAAGCAGTCGGTGCCTATCTCGACCATCATAATGCCTGGGACCTGAACAACAAGATCGAGCGCATTATGCAGGAGTTTCGCCTCAAGGAGTATGAGGAACGCCTGGTCTCCTCTCTCTCAGGAGGAGAGCAGCGACGTGTCGCACTGGCTTCACTCATCCTCAAGAAACCCGATGTGCTGATGCTTGATGAGCCCACCAACCATCTGGATGTCTATATGGTAGAGTTCCTTGAAGAGATCCTGCTCAAAGAGAAGTTCACCCTGCTCTTCATCTCTCATGACCGCTATTTCATCGACCGTATCGCTACCCGTATCGTAGAGGTGGAGAATCTGGCACTGGTAAGCTACAAAGGAGGCTATGAAAGCTTTCTGCACCTCAAGGAGCAACGCCTTCAGGCCATGCAGAAGCAGCATGACAATCTCCTCCGCTTCTTGAAAAAAGAGGAGGAGTGGCTCAGCCGTGGCGTAAAAGCCA